CGTGGTGTCATATTCAATCTCGCCGTTAGATTGTTTGGTGAAATCCACGTAAATATAGCCGTGTTTAACATCACTCATTTTCCCGGAATGAATCATCATGTGTTGTATTATTAAATCTGAATATGAGATCACCATATCCATCGAATAATGTTTGCCACATACCTTACATACAAAAGATATAGAAGAACAATTTAAGCATCTCCTGGCAAAAACAGCAGAATACGCAAATACAATAATGTCGTTGTGACGACTGGGATTGCCGAGATCGTATGGTTCGGTTTCGCTTTCGGGGCAACTTTTGAGAAGGCATAAAATCTTCCCCACTATGGTTTTTGGCGTCGTGCTAATGATACTTTTCATCATATACAATGCGTCGATTCATATTAACTGAGTGAATTTCAAATTTACGCTACGGTCCCGAAGGGACCTTCGCTCGCTTGGTTTTGCCGAAGGCAAAACCTTCGCTTCGCGCGGCATACATAGCGGCCGACATAACTCATTAGCCTCAGAATGGCCTGCAGAGCCCGTTTATTACATTCGGCCCGATGTTGGGCGGGTGTGTAACAAAAAAATATTTGTCGGAAGTGATAGTGACAGTAACCTTATGAAAAAATCGGAGGATAAATTTTGAGTCTAATTGCTGTCACTATAGTCTTATTTGCAAAAAATAAGCTAATTTGACTTAATATATCTATATTAATTTACTATAATATTATATATGGGAAAGTTTTATCATTCTGCATATGATACGAAGTGTCAAGCAATATGGTTATTTGGCCTCGTATATAAATTTTGAGCTGGTTAATTGCCTCAGCCGCGAAGTATATAATATTTCATTAAGAAAATCCATTTTAACCCCTAAAAGCATAATAGTGCCAGCAACGGTTAGTCTATTTTATACATATATTTATGACTGGCCGTTGCTGGCACTAATCCCTTATTTGCAATAATTAGGCTAAAATAACTCAAACTAGCATATGTCAATTTACTGCAACCCTATATATGGAAGAGTTTTATTATTCTGAGTATAATATATCATATCAAGCAATATGATTATTTAGTCTCATATACATATTTTGAGACGTTTTATATTATCAGCCCCCTAGCTATCTATTCATTTAAGTTAAAAATCCATTTTAACCCCTAAAAGCACAACCATGCCAGCAACGGCCAAGTTATTACTCATATATTATATATATGATTGTGACTCGGCCGTTACTGGCATGGTGCCCTTATTTGCAATAATTAGGCTAAAATAAGCTAAAATAATAGGTACTTTTTATTGAAATTCTATATATGGAAGAGTTTTATCATTCTGATCGAAAGTAAAGTATTCTTTCGATATATCTTTTAGCTTATAAATACGGAAAGTACCACAATCCCCTCGTTTACCATCCAGATTAATAGATAAGCCATAATCTTCTATATAGCCGTTAATAACCCTAGCTATTTTATCACTCGTCTGAATATTTTTTCCTTTATACGCTGAATGTTTGTTTTTGATGGCTGTATTTACATATTCGCATAGTTTGTCCAACACCCCTCCCGTTTTGCTATTATGAATAAGTTCGCCCTTATCATTTTCTAAACTTTTGATATGAGTAAGCAATTCCCGAATGGCATGATGTCTATCAACGTATTCTTCTATTTTTGTTTTATCGATATCTGTTAATCCTATCATACGCAGTTCTGAGTTTGCTGCTAATTTTTCCAGCGGAGTATTTTTATTTTTCATCATAATAAACATATGCGAAACCCCACTTACTTTATATTTCTTTACAAACGCTTCAGTAATAGGTCCATTCCAACCGTAATAATCCCGCAAATTATACTTAGATAACTCAGCTAACTCTGTCGGTGTAAGATTCTTAGAATTAGAATATTTATATGCAGTTACTGAAGATATTTCTTTAGCATCCGCCACATCCTTATTACTTTTTGCAACCACAATTTTGTTAATCACTCTTGACAGTTTGACACTACTTGCATTCGTAACTTCTCCTATCAACTCTGCTTCATATCCTTCCTCGGTTAACTGCACAATCATATTTCCAAGCACATCAAATTTCTGTTTATTGATCGTAGATTGCACTTCCAAGAAGAATTTAAACCAGTTGTCTTCTTTATTTTGGATAGTTATGTTTCCCCTTTTATCATGTGTAAATTGCGTATGAACGGGCCATTTAATCCCACTCAGTGTATTACGCCAAATCTTTGATTCAGCCGTTTCTATTATATCTTCTGGAGTGAGTGGTAATGCTTCTCGACTACAATTCTGCACAACCATAGTAATGTCCTTGCATATAGGCTTGCGAACGCGTTTTAGGCTCTGTAGTTGACTATCCGCGCCTACTTTACGAGACGATACATAGGAATACACTTTATAGAAATACCCCTCTACATTAAAATCCACACCGGCGCTGACAGTGGGAGATGCGATTACTAGATCATATTTAACTAATTCACCTGAGAAGTTTTTGGTGACTGCTGAGTTATCTTTTTCTCCGTAAATAGTAAGTGTAGTAATATTTGCATACCTTCTTTTGCATTCGGCATTAATGTAATTACTGAGTTTTTCTATATAGTTTTTACCTTTCGAGCTTACTACGTATATCTTCCGCCCGACGCATAAATCATCGACGATTGCATTTTTCCATTGACATTCATTTACCATAATCTGTAGTTTTTTCTTCTCAACTGGCGGTGTGTTTACATGAACATAAAATTTCTTGCTGATAAATGATTCGTATGCAGATATTGTCTTCCCTCTCAATAAGCCATCCATTATTATTATTTGTTTGGAATCGAGTAGAATATTTTTAAACATTGATTGAATTGAATCATTATGCGAGGCATTTAAACCGGCAAATAATTGCACATCTACTGATTCCACCTCATCTATAATCAACAAATCAATATGATCGTAAACAAGTCTATGTAAGCTTTCTACCTGAATTATTAGTCTGTTACACAAATCAAGATCCAACTCACCACCATAATCTCTATAGTCAGTAAAACCCATTTCGCGGGTATTTTTTATCACATCATCACTTAAAGATGTTCTAAATTGCACCATTACGCAAGTGAAATCAGGATTCAGTGCTATCTGTGAGCGAATGTACGCAAGAATTAAAGTAGATTTTCCGGTATTCATTGATGATTTTATTGCCCATCTGTCATGCAAAGTTAAATCAAGCCGCAAGTACTTATCATGTGTCTCTATATCCGCTTTTGGCTTATCTAACACCAGATTTTTTATATAACTAGCATTTTTCACTTGCGAACTATAGTTATCAAACTTACTTTTCTTTTCTTTCGCGACAGGATGCATTCGCAATCGTTTATACTCAATGAATGTTGTAATACAATCATTCTTTGCCCATGCAAGTATGGTACCGATAGTGACTCCATTATTTGACAATTTGAATGATAAATAATGGGATTCACATCCATTTTCTTTATATTTCGCTGGATTCCTCTTCGCTGAATACTTTTTCCATAGATTTAAACCTTCTTCATGGCCTCCGCTTGTATTATATAATGCCATGCCTATTTGACACCATGATTTATAATCGTTAAATCTACCGGCGCTTATTCCGTCTAGTATTTTATCGATTCCATCCAAAGCAGCCATATTTCCACTTAAATACATGCCAGATTTACCAATTCCTCTTTTCCGAACGCAAATATCATCACAGCAATCTATTTCTATTGATCCGGGCTCACGTATACTTATTAATGTTCCAGTATTAAATACGTCATTATTGCCTCCAATAATACTAAACGCTGGTGCATCTTTCTTTGTGCTTAAATGCGTACGCAATGAATGATGCTTATCATACACACTTAAGTCTATCCAATTAGATGCAATTTCTGCTGATTTGGCGTCTAAACCAAATAAATATTGCATTGTTTTCTGTATGGAATCACGAATCGCCACACCAAAACATTTAGCATGAATACCTTTAATTACAATATTTCTGCAAATGAGATGCCGGGAGAATTTAGCCTCCCTGCTGGATGTTAAATTCATAATATCGGCTTCTTTCCTAACGTCAATTTTCTTGCGTATCTCAACCCCAACGTGTAAATTTTCGCATGCGAAAAGACTCTTGATATCATCTACAACCTCTTCCACATATCTCTCAAATGCGGCCTGCGGGATGTTCGCGAGCGGGAATACTTTTGTTAATTCTTCCGTCTTGCAATCAATATCAATAAAGAATTTTTGCCATCCATCATCTTTGTTTCTAATAATCTCATGCCATTGACCATCTCCTGACTCTCTCATTGTTTTAATAAATTCATCTAATGTTCTGAATCCACAATATCTGCGATTTTCTCCAAGCATATAATATGCCCGTAATGGATACTCTTCCTCGTTAACTTCATCCAAGCGATACTTATCCATAATTCTGTTCTCGTTGTCTTTCGTCCCATAAAAATTCTCCTCATCTACATCTTCCGTGTGCATTTCCGCTTGCCCTTCAACGCAATCATCACTATCATCATAAAATTCGCTCATTTTTGTGTATTTGGGTTTGAATAAATTAAAATTAGATAGAAATATTTTTGTCAATTAAACGTATGTAAAATTCCTTTTATATAGGACGTGTTTCACGCGTCGCTGTACACTTTGCCGGTGCCAACAACTAAGTTTTTTGACTTGTGTTTTCTAATTCAGGACTTTCGAATCCTAAATTAATATTCGTTGACTTGACTCTCACCACGTCCGCTACTTATACTAATGGCTTATAAAAGATCTTTTATAAGATAATATTTAATTAATGTATTATTTATTTAAATTTAATTTCTATAAAACTATTTTTATAAGATAAAAATTAATTATTTAATATACTAACTCCAGTGATATAAAAATATTTCATAAGATGGATGACCATAGAAAACGAAACAAATCTGAATACAACAAAAAACTGTATACGGAAAAGGGAGAACAATATAGACAATATTATCATAATTACTATCAACTTCACAAAGAAGAAATGCAATCGAAGGCTAGAGAAAGATATAAAGAAAGATATGCCAGAGATGCTCCTAATGGCAGACCCCGAATAGATGCAAAAAAGAAGATTCCTGTTGTATATTTAGATGACATTACACCGCCGCAACATTCGCCAAATAATGATTTCGGGGATAAAAACGATAATACCGTAGTTGCAGTGCAATAACACGTTATCACCATTCTTCGTCTATGTTTTCTTCAACTTTTGTGCTTCCAGCATGATATCCACCATGGAAGGCATACCATACTCAACTTTATCCTCTAAACGCGCCGGTGGATGCGAGTGTATATGCGCAATGAATATTTCAAACGTGGGTAAACATTCAAACTCCATCCCACATCCACTGCATTCATAACCTCTCTCCTGCATAAACTTTGCCACACAGGCAAGTCTGGCTGGATTCGCTTCTAGCGTGATATTTTCCCTACGTTTAAATTCTGCTGCGGTTCCATATGACATCGGTGCTTTGTGATATTCCAACCCCACTTCATCAATCTCTTCAACCAATGTTTTATAATCCTCTTCTGTTGCATTAGATTTCAGCAAAATTAAATATGGGTTCATAGCCGCAATACACTCGCGTTGCATATTTGTGTGTCTTATCAC